GGCAGTGGCACTGACAATACCTGCTGTGGTAATGTTACCGCCTACTACGTTGGCAGTGGCACTGACTAGTCCAGGTGTGTTTAGGTTGCCGCCGCGTACATTGCCAGTGGCAGTGATCAAACCTGCGGTGTTGACATTGCCGGCGGTGATGTTACCAGTCACAGTAGCAAGACCTGCTGTGCTGATATTGCCACCAGTGATGTTACCAGTCACAGTAGCAAGACCTGCTGTGCTGATATTGCCACCAGTGACGTTGCCTGTGGCTGTGATCAAGCCTGTGGTAACAATGTTACCACTAACCACATTACCTGCTGCTGTGACATTGCCAGTGCTGATGTCAGTGATGCTGACGTTGCCAAAAATGTCACCGCCTACATAGAGATTGCCAGCTACGCCCACACCACCGGCCACAATCAAGGCACCGGTAGTGGTGCTGGAGGCTGCTGTGGTAGCCGCTACGTTGACTGCATTGGTAAAATAGCTTAGAGGCCTATTGAGATCAAAAATTGTTATGGTGCTACCACCCGTGGTTGTGGTGAATCCAAATTCAAAAGTGCCCGTTTGGGCAAAGGTCAAAATACTTCCGCTGAGTCCTTGAACACCGGTTGTGCCCACAGACACAGCAGCAGGAAAGGTAATAGTGTAGGCCACATTGGTGACCACAAAGCGTATCCGCCACATGCCCAGAGTGCCCGAAGTGGGCAAATTGGTAAATGACAGAGTCATGCTGCCATTGGGGTTCAACACATGATAATGAGCTGCACTGTAATCAATGGTGACTGCACCCGAAGTGGCTGTGTTGGTAGAAATAGAACCACTGAAATCTCGTATCAGCGCAGCGTAAATCAGGTTGTCACTCATGTTGTTGTCCAGAGTGCTGCCTGTCAGCGCGGCCTTGAGAATTGACTTGGTCTGCAGTTCTGTTATCTCGTCGGCGGCAAATTGAAAATTGCTCTGAATATTGGTAAAATTGTCTCTAAAACCCTGGGTGTTGTTGGGTACACCGGCCACGGGATAGTTGCTGTCGATATTGAGTGGATTGATGGAACTGGTCATCTAAATTCCTTGTATAATAAGTTAGATATTTATTTGCAACAGCTAATCGCTAAATAATAAAAATATTTTGACCATGCAAAAAAAGACCCGTAGTCTCTTAGAAGAACTAGACTCGTTATACATCGAGCGTGATCGCAAGCTGGTGCTGGAAAATCGTGCCAGCAACATCATTCAATCTGCCATACGCTTGTTGGAGCAGATCGAGTCTGAATACAGCGCCGAGCAAGCGGAAAATCTCACCCGCAAATTGCTCAACGCTATACGCACCCGCGACGCCAGCAAATTTGCACGGTCTGTCAGGAGAACCAATGCTGATCAATGAAATAACCAACCCCTTGGCTGCCCCAGGAGCCTGGTTGGGCGGAGTAGCCAAACAACTGGGCAGAAACATCACGCGAGGTGTGACCGGCAAGGACTATGATGATCTAACGAACCGTACACCCACCGCAGCAGATGTCTATCGTACTCCTGTGGTTGACCCCGATGATCTAACACCACCTGCTGGCGCCCCAGCTTCGGGCCCAATCACACACCCTGATGTCAGTGTGATCAGCTCGTATCCCTTGCGATTGAGATACAAAAATGGAGATTATGTATTGGATCCTGCCACAGATCAATGGATGACAGTGTCAGGCAAAAAAGTTGCTGCTACTCTAGCAGATTTCTTGCAACATCAGGCTGACAAACTATGACGCTGATCAACGAAGGTGGCAATGTCTTCAAAGATGCTGAAGGCCAGTTACTCACACAACGCATAAACAAAGCCGATGTTCCTGCCACAGTGGCCTGGATCGAACAGGCAACAGGCATAAAATTTCCCCAAGATCGTTGGTTGGGCAGCACTGGTCGGGCACCTACATCAGGCGATCTTGATCTTGCGGTGAGCACAACTGAACACACCAAGGATCAGTTGGCAGCGCACTTGGAACAGTGGGTCAAGAGTCAGGGCCAGGATCCCAAGGATTTTGTGCGCAAAAAGGGTGAAGTGCATTTTAGAACGCCTATAGCGGGCGACCCTCGCCGTGGCTTTGTACAGACAGATTTTATGTTTTTCCCCAATCTTGACTGGGGTACATTCTTTTACGGTGGTGGTGAAAATTCAGACTACAAGGGCATGATACGCAACGTGCTCATGAGCAGTCTGGCCAAAGCACAGGGTTTGAAAATTGGCGCCAACGGTGTGATCAGCAGAACCACCAATGAAGTTGTGAGCATGGATCCGGACTGGGCAGCGCAGGCCTTGCTGGGACCAGGACACACTCGACAGAGCCTGCGCAATGTTGAAACTATCTATCAGGCCTTGGCCAATGATCCCAAGCGTGATGTCAAGTTGGCAGACTTCAGAGAATTTCTAGCTCGTGAAAAACTTCAGGAACCGCGACTGCCGGTGCGTGAAAATGAAGTTGGTTTTTTGGCACGACTGCGTGATAGAATTGTTAATCAGGGCATGATGCCCCTGATTGAAGACAACGAAGTTGTTGTGCTAGAAGCCGAACAGCCTGGTGTGGGCGGTCGTGCCAAGGGCATTGAACATCTGGAAGATCTTGTGTTCCGTCGTGGCCCGCAGGGCATACAAGACGCTTTGACCATTGTGGCACAGGCAGCAGAATCACCACGCACAGTCACAGCCAAGTGGGACGGTAGACCTGCTGTGGTATTTGGGCGCAAACCCAGCACCGGAGAATTCGTGCTTACAGATGGCTCTGGCTTTGATGCCAAGACCTATGATGGACTGGCCACTAGCCCGGAAATGATGGCTCGCATACAGAGTCAGCGCAAGGGCGAACGCAGCGAGATTACTGCTCTCTACAGAGATCTCTGGCCCTGGTTAGAAGCTGCCACACCGCCAAACTTCCGCGGTTATGTCAAGGGCGATCTGTTGTACACTGAAACACCGCCCGTGGTGTCTGGTGCCTATGAGTTTCAGCCCAACACAGTGAAATATCGTATTCCGGTCAACAGCAGTCTAGGCAAACGCATTGGCGACAGCACAGTTGGTGTGGCCATTCATTCAATGTACGCAGATCAAAACGAGCCGCGCCAGCCCTTGAGCGGTGTGCGTCTTGCTGAAGTGCCTGGCCTAATGCTGGAGCGTCCAGCATCGCCGCGAGAGCTAGTGCCCAACGCGGAAATCATAACTCAACTGCGTGAAATCATGCGCGAACACGGTGCTGCCATGCGCACCCTGTTCAATCCAGCTGAACTACGAGCGCAGCAGATCACTGACTTATTCAAACTGGCAGTGGACTTTATCAACACCAAGGTGGGTCAACCCTTGCAACCTGCAGGGCAGTTATTGGCAGAGTTTGGCCAATGGCTGCAGACACGAGTCACACCACGCAAGTTTGCCAACATTGTGGAATATCTCAAGAGTCCTGCCGGCAACAGCGAGGCCATGGCAGCAGCATTTCTGGCATTTGAACTTTTGCATGCTCTCAAGATGGACTTGTTGCGCCAGGCCGATCAGCAACATCCTGGACAGGAGGGCTGGGTCATGGCCACACCGGCAGGCTATGCCAAGGCGGTGAGTCGATTTGATCCCGAAAGCTTTGCTGCACAGAATCGCGCCAGAAACAACCCCAAGTAACCAATTTTGCCCAATTGATATAAATAAGTGCAGGGCGAAAGCCTAACTTTTAAAAGGAAATTATCATGGCACAAATTACCAAAGTAAACGGTACAACCCAACCGGTATTCGCAATTGACGTAGGCAACGGTACCATTGCCAACACCGCAAACATCGCAGCACAAGGTCCAGTACAGATGGCTGGTCCCAAGCTGGACTTCTTCAGCTTGGTTGCCAACAGCGCAATGAGCGCTAGCGGTGCAGCAAACGCAACTGGTTTCATCAACAACGCTCTGCAAGCTATTCAGCAGACCACAACCATTGCAATGTATCAGGTCAGCCCAGCAGCACCAACAATCCTAAACATCGCTCTGTACCCCACAGGCGCTGCAAACGCTGCTCAGATTCTGTCTGCAGCTCAGGGAGCAAATGCAACTGGTGGCCTAAACATCGGCTTCAGCAGTTGCGCTGCAAATGCTGTGTTTACCACAAGCCCACTGTCCTAATTCAATTAGGCTCTGCAACAACCCCGGACCTAAAAAATCCGGGGTTTTTGTTTGCTCTTAAATATCTCAGTCATGAAAATAAACTGTCGCACTCTGTTTGACTGCACCTATACCGGAGTGACCGGCAGCTACAGGCCAGCACAGTTGCCATTCACTGATCGTGCCGGTCAATCAATCACCAATCAAGCACAGTGGGAGCGCAGTAGAAATCAACAGCGCAACTACGAAACTCTGCTGCAAATTTTTGGATTGCGAACTCAACCCATGAACGTGACTGAACCACACTGTGTTGACAATGTCTGGCATTTCAGTTTTGAAAGCGAAACCGAAGCTGTTTTTTTGTTGCCAGGACAGGATGATTTGGCTGCATTGCGAGCCGACTGCGAAGGAGTGCCTATGACTCTAAATCTAGATGAAAAAATTCACACTGTGTCGAGGCTGTGTACACAGGGACCGCAGCAAAATATCTGGTTCTCCCTATAAATATTACAACGGAGACTGCAATGATTGACCCCACTGACATTGAAAAAAAGAATCTCGAAGCACACGTGGAACTGTGTGCAGAAAGATATAGATTCTTGGAAAACAAACTCAACACAGTGGAGGAAAAGATTTCGGCATTGGCACCGGTCATGCAAGAAACACACGAGCTGGTACATGCCATGAGTGACAAACACAACAACACCATACAAAACTGGAGCATGGGTGTGATTGCTGTGTTGTTGTCATTATGTGCTTGGTTTGCTACACAGTATTTTGACAAACTATGACACAGGATCAAAAATTAGAACGCTGGGCCAATAGAGAAGTTCCGCGTCATGTTGATCACATGATATTGGAACAAGATGATCAAATCCTGGCTTTTGGTGTTTATTTGCTGGAAATGGGCAAAGATGGTTGTGCAGTGTACATTGATCAAAAGTTAGCACACAATTTTTCAAATCGGCGTACTGCTATCAGCTGGTGTACAGCTCACAAGCTGCGTCAACACCAACTACAGCAAGAAATCATAGATTTAGACCAAACCAAGCAGCAGTTGACTTGGGCGATAGCGCAGACACAGACTCACATTCAGCGCAGTCAACGCACAGATTTCAAAGACATGGTATCAATCAAGTTACAACCCAAACAATTGCGTCTGCGAACCGTTACCTCAGAACTAGAAAAATGTATAAAATTGGCTAAATATTTGCAACTAAAAGGATTCAATAATGAAACTCTTCGAACTAGCAGCGCCTAGCGCCACAGAAAAAATCGCCAAGGTTTTTGAAAGTCACTTTGGCTCCAAGATCACTTTTGAAAATCTCAGCGCTCGGCAGGCCAAGGTCATGCTGACCCGTGTGAGATCGGTGTTGTCCGAGCATCGCGCAAGCACTGCACGTCATGTCAGTCACGACAATCCTGACTATCTCAAATTGGTCATGCTGGAGCAGGCCTTGATTTCACGTATCAGTGAACAGACCGTGGGCGGTGCAGGTGTTGATCCCACAGCACAACCTGGTGCTGCTGCTCAACAAGTGAGCGCAAGTCAGCAGGCCAGTGCCATTACCAAATTGCAGAGCAAGTTTGCTGATCCCAAGGTCAAGACTGCGCTGCGCAAGCACATGACGGGACAGAGACTGACACCACAGGAAACACGTTTGGTGCAGGGCGCACAAATGACCATGACGGAAAATCAACTGCGTCGTGCCTGGACCATTCTGCAGGAAAGTGAAATTCAACAGGCCCAGGTTGTGTTGGCAGCACAGGACATGGTTGACAAAATGCAAGACATGCTGGAAGATGTCACAGAAATGCAATTCAAAGAATTGCCGGCTTTGGTGGACAGCATCAAAAATCAAGTGGGATTGGATCAGGCTCAACAGTTCAATACCGACGCCAGCGCGGCTCTCACAGGACTTGTGCAGAATTTGCAGGCTGCCAAGCA